AGCCTACGATGCGGATTTGTCGACGTGGGCCGGCATCACGCCGGCGGCCGGTTTTTCCGCCTGGCTGGCAGGATCTCCGACGAGCGCCAATTTCGCCACACTGCTTTCCGACGAGAACGGCACCGGCAAAGTGATTTTCTCCGCCGGCACGCTGGCCGTCGCGAGCGGCAAGACGCTGACGGCTAACAACAGCATCACGCTGTCCGGAACGGATGGAACCACGGTCACAACGCCGTCCACCAACGCGACCATGGCGCGGACCGATGCGGCGCAGACGTTCACCGGGGCTCAGACGTTTAACACGCCGATCGCCGTCGCTTCCGGAGGCACCGGCATCAACGCTTTCGGGACCGGTGTGGCGACGGCCATGGGCCAAAACACCAACACGAGCAGCGGGTTCGTCACTCAAAGCGGCGGGGATAGCCGATACCTACCCACCTATTTCCTCTATGACACGACCGCCACGACTTCGGTCTCTCACGCATCTTACACTACCTCCGCGACACAGGTCACGCTGCCCGCGGGAACCTATCAGTATAGCGGACTTGTCGGAGGGTCGACCGCATCATCGTCGGCTGGCGTCACCGTCTTATTCACGACCCTGAGCGGATCCGGGGTGATGCGAATCCAGAACTATCGAGGCACTTCGTTTTTCGGCCTTACGACCATGCAGGCGAGCACCCTGAGGGCCGACACCAACGTCGATCTGGCGGCCGCTCACACCAATGATCCGAGCGCATCGGACAAGTTTGCCGTCAGCACAATCAGCGGAATCCTTGTGTTGGGTTCACAACAGACCTTCGGTTTCAAAATCAGTCAGCGGACCGCGACGGATGCCAGCAACGCGGCAACGCTGATGAGCGGCAGCCACGTCATCTTCACCAAGATTCAGTGATCGATGTCCGAATCCTGAACCGCAATTCGCTAAGTCTAGTTTATGCACTACACCCAAGAGAAATTCCTACTCGTCATTCTCAGCTCCCTAACCAGTGCCGTTAGCACGATGGGAGCCATCCTCACCCAAGGGGATACCCGCTGGTTTTGCGTGACGCTCTCCGTCAGCACTATCGTCGCGGTGTTCCTCAGCCTGGGGCTCAAGCGCGATCACGAAACGATTCACCTAGTCATCTCCCGCGCCGGGGTCTCGCTCTGCAGCGGGGTGTTCGTCACCCGCCCGTTCGCCTGGTATTTCAACCTCGCCAGCGTCCATACCGATACGGTCAACCTCGCCGGTTCCGCCGCCCTCTGCTGCACGTTGGGATTCATTCTCGGCTTCGCCGGTCTGAGTTACCTGATGAAACGCTCCGATTTCCTTGCCAAGAAATTCATCGATTTGAAAGCCGCGCCATTCCTCAGCAGCAGCGATAACAAGTGAGCGAAAGGGTCAACTACTTCCCGGACAAGCTCCGCCTCGAAGACGCCGGGATGCGTGGAGGAATCCGGGTGTTCCGCATCGAGAGATTTTTTCGCTACATCTCATCCTTCGGAATCATCGAAGTTCCCGCCGGAACCGAGACCGATGGCGCATCCGTCCCGCGCGCGTTTTGGAGCATCTTCGATCCCTTTGGGGAATATTTCGCCGCTGCCGTCATTCATGATTTCCTCTACTCGCCTGGAAACATCGAGTTCACCCGTTTCGAGTCGGACGTCATTTTCAAGGAAGCGATGTATAACGTCGGAGTGCCCTGGTATCGTCGCGAGATCATCTATCAAGCCGTGCGCATCTTCGGAGGATCCAGCTACCGAGCCACCCCGCTTTGACAGCCGCTCTCAAGCATCATGAGAGCCATCGCTACGTCACTCGCCACCTTGTTGCTACTCTGCCTCGCACTCGTCCTCCTCCAGAGTTGCACAATGTCAGTCCCTCCCACCGAGGAAGGCCCCGCCACCGCGCAAACCGTCGACCCCGTCCAAGGCCCCAGCTTCGGAACCGCCTTCGATCCCCTCGACGAGCCAGGCTTTGTGCCACCCACTGTCGAGAGCATTCGCCGCAAACGGTTCGCTGACATGACCAACAATCCAGCCTACCCGCTCCGCGAGCCAGGCCAATAATCCTAGCCGATCCGCTCGATGAGAACCCCGCAGATCCCCGCCGAGGAAGTCCTCCGCATCCTCACCCTCAACCGCTGCAACCTGGGGGAAGCCTGCGCCCTCGCCATCCGCGGTTACTACCTCGACACGATGGGGAAACCGGGTGTCAACGATCGCCGGATCTATGACGACGCCGTTGCCATCTATCACCCGGACCGCGGGGTCCTCACCTATCAGGGCAACACCGATCCTAACGGCTACCGCAAGGGCCACGGCACCGCCGAAAGCACGAAAGGCATGGGCATGCTGAAAAAAGGAGTCTGGCGCTACGGTAAAGGACTCCACCGCGGCCGCCGCGGATTCCGCCAGTGTCAGCAAGTCACGGTGATTCGCGATGGAAATCCGCCCTACGAAGACACCGGATGGCACGCCATTAACATCCACTCCGGAGCCGCCGAATCCACCAGCTCCCTCGGTTGCCAAACCCTGCCGCCCTCCACCTTCTCCCAGTTCCAGCCGCTATTCTATCAGTGGCTCGACGAGTGCAAGAACGCCAAAATGAAAAACGACAATGGCGAGCTTGTTCGGAGTTTCGATTACGTGCTCATCGAGGAGCCGGATCGGAGACAGGGAAATCTCACCGTCCCGCGGGTGGCTGTCTGAGTTTAAAAGAAGCAGCTCGTCTCAGGCGATGTGGCGTCACCCTCGGGACGCTGAACGAGGTGACTCCTTGCTTTTGCTTGCATTTTGGACAAGACGCCCGTGAATGGCGCCATGGAGGAGCCATTGAAGATTGGGGATATGGTTTGCTTCGTCAGAGAGAGTGATTTGCCGATGAAGCTCATTGGCATCGAAAGGAACGAAGGATTGGTGTCCTGGGTCGACGCGGCCGAACATTATCACGCCATGGAAGTTCCGATTGGTTTTCTGAAGCGGGTTGAGGCAACTGGAGAATCCAAGGGCTAAGTTGGCTCTGCCGACGCCGGACCCAGTAGGTCCCACCAATGCAGCCCGTCCTCGTGCATGAGCGGCCGCCGGTAGTTGCTCTTTAAAATCGCGGGCGAGTTGTCCGCCTCCGTCGCCACTTGTTCCAGCGACTTCACCACTGCGATCCGATACGAGCAAAACGAGTGCCGCAAAACATCCGTGGGCCACTCCTCGCAGATCCCTTTCGCCCGCGCCAGCACGCTGAGAAACTCTCTCGATCGGAAAGCACAGCATTTCGCCTTCGCCGGCTTTCCGCTATCCACAAAAAGCTGATGGAGCCGGTTCGCCAGCCGCTCATCCATCGGGATGTAGCGCTCTGATGAATTCTTCTGGGCCACTGCCGGAGTCACATGACAGTACCGGCGTTTCCAGTTGAAAGACTGCCAGGTGATCCGCTGGATTTCGGACGGCCGCAACCCGAGCCAGCCGCCAATCAACAAATAGGCCTCAAGCTGCTTTCCCTTTCGATCCGTCTCCGCATCGTGCTCGCGGACGGCCGCCAGCAATGCCTTGCCCTGGGAGACCTCGAAAATCGCCTTTCCTGCTTCCGGAACCACCGGCCGCCGCAACAAATCGCCCGCGTGCTTCCTTCCGTCAGGAATCAAATTCCAGTCGCGACAACGGTTGAGAAACGTGATCCACGTCGTCATCCGGTTGTCCACCGTCCGCTCCGCCGGCGCATCCTTGCCACCGTTCACCTTGCGATTGGTCCACCGCGTCAGTCGTGGTTCGTCGAGATCGAGCAACAGCAGCGCCGCATTGCCTGGGAGATCCACGTAGGATTCCAGCTCCTGCGAAAACGTCCGGTGCGTCTCCTTCGACCCGTCCTTGTATTCCGCGAGAAACCGAGCCACCGCTTGCGCCAGCGTCGTTCGCTCGATCTTCAAGGGACCGTTCTCCGCATACCAGCGCGCGGCCGTCGTCAGATCCGCAGCCCCATCCAGCCATTTCATCGCCCCTTTCACGTCCTCGATCAACCGCCGCACCGCCCCATCCTCCTCGCCGGCAATCCGCCGCATGGCTTCAAGCACATCGCTTTCCCCGCGCTGCACCCACTGCCGGCCGCTCCCCGCGTCGAGTTCCTTCACCTTCACTCCCGCCCATTTCAACGCGTTCTCTTCCCCTGATTTCGTCGTCTTTCGCTGGCTCCCGAGTTCCCGCCAGGTCAGATCGTAAAACCCTCCCGGCCTCTCCCGGATCCGCAGCTTGCCCGATCCAAAGACGATCGTCCTCGGATAACCTTCGATTTTCGCCTTCGCCGCCACGGACAAAAGTTACGCCTTTTTACGCCTCCAATTACCACCAAAAACCCCAAATTCCCTACATTTTTGCAATCAGTCCCATCCACGCCACACCATGGGGACAACAAAAAACCCGCTGAAAACCAGCGGGTTGGAGAAAAAATCAGGTAAAGAAAAATGGAGCGGGCGATGAGATTCGAAGCCATCGCCCTCGCGTTGATCCTCAGACCGTTGCAGAAGCAGTTATGATTTTACGCCGCTTGTTACGCCTCGGAAACTCTTCCGAGAGTGCCTTTTCACAAACGTCGTGGGGAACTAATCACGCTCGCCATGGGGGAAGTCAATTCAGAAGCCTTCCAAAGCCTTTTTCTCTTCGGCTTCTTTAGCGGCCGCGCGCTTTTTCGCGTAATCCATCGTGAAAAACATCAGATGATGCTTAAGCGTATCGTACATCACTACCCGCTTCTTATCCTCTGTGTCGTGGGTTTCATTTACGAAATCGAAGTCCTCTCGCAGAATCCACTTAGAGCCACCCGTGTTCGCGTTCCTGAACGTTTCTCGCTCCGCTACAGAGATCTCAGGGTCGCCGATGGAAAAGCCACTGCTAGGTTTTTCCTTGGAGATGAATATGTAGCTTGCGCGCCCTTGGTCGAACGTGACGCAGATGTTGAAGCCAGCTTTTTTAAAGACCAGCATCGAAGCTGCTTCCTCAACGCTGATTGGCTCGCCATAGCGCGCCTTGCATTCGGGAACGGTCTCTCCAAGACGGCCAAAAACAGGCACCATCAGCGCAAAAAAGAACGCGAGCGTTTTCATGCTCGCGTTCTAACTCCGAATTTAGCGCTCTGACGAGGGAATTTTCTGCCTCCGCGCCGGAAGAGTGCGCGTATCAGCGCGAGGGGATTGCCGCTCGGCGGAAAGTCAATCCAAAGAAAAGCTCGCCCGACTCGGTTAGCTTTGCGAGAAACCGCAATGAGCAAGCGAAGCAAGCGCCGGGGGCCGTTGAGTTACGTGGAGCAAACTCTTTTGCCCGGTGAGGATCTTTTCGCGCTCGGAACGTTGCATTGGGCCTTGTTCGTGTCGCCCCTGCTGACCGCGTTGGTTTTCACCTGGCTGTGGCATCGGATCGCGGTATTCTTTTCCGGTGGCGGGCCGGTGGACGCACTGTGGTATTTCTTTTTCATCATGCCCTGGTTTCCGCTGCTGAATGCGATGATTCAGTTCTCGAGCACGGAATCCGCCATCACCAGCCGCCGTGTGCTTTTGAAAAAAGGCCTGGTCTCGCGCTACTCCGATGAGATCGCCTTATCCAAGGTTGAAACCGTGGGAGTGAGCCAAGGGATCATCGGCCGCATATTCGGGTTTGGCACGGTCCACGTCCACGGGACGGGAGGGAAGGGGATCGCCATCGCGGGAATCAAGCAACCGATGCAGTTCCGCTCGATTCTCCAGCAAGTGCTAGCCTCGTGATGCCGCGCGGATCATCGCTACGGAGGCGCTTCGAGAGCTTCTGACGGTCTGCGTTACCGTCGGGCCCTTGTGGAGTGATGATTCGAAGCTCATTGGATGGGGTTGTTACGCGAAGAGGTTAGAGACGGCTAGAAAGGATTCTGCTAGTTGACCAGCCGCCGGTATTTTGCCGGGTGGAAGGGGATCACTTTCCTTTGTAATGAGTGCCGTCCTTCATGGGGGAGACGTCGCTACGCTTTTCGGAAGCCTCTGCCGCATGAACTTTAAGATGTGATCGGAAGGGGAGGGACTTCTGGGGGTTGTTGAAATACTCGATCGCCATTTGGTTGAGGCCCTCGCGAGCCCAGTCCTCGATGAGCTTTGGCCCACCCTCGCATTCCAATGCCGCGCGGTTCCATGCTCGGAATTCCTCATCGGTCGCCTGCACCTGGATCCGAGGCCCGATTGAAGATCCGCTGGACCATTCCGCCATGGTGCGAGCTGCAAACTCCTTGCGTGAGTCAGGGACGCCCTTGGAGCGCCAGTGGTTGACGGTTTGCACGGTGATTCCGAACCGGCCCGCAACGGTGGGGGCTTTCAGCTTCAGGGAATCCATCCACTCCCGGAACTCGTTTTTCTTAGGGGTCTTGTTGGCCATGGCGTGATTTCTTGCCGATTCAGCATAAAATACAAACTTTTAATTTGACGCATTGCCGATTCAGCAATAAATCTTGCCCGTAAGCAATTAAAGCCATGTCAGCCAACCTTAACTTCGACGCGTCCCAATACCCCGCTGAGACCCTTCAGCTCATTCTCGCGAAGGCCCAGGAATGGGTTTGCACGCCACAGGAAGCGGTTACGCGCCTCCTCAATGAGCTCGCGAAAAAGCACGCGAGACAAGCCGCCTAACCATCACTCCCGATCCCCGCCGTGAACTCCGCCGATTTCAAGAAAAGCGCCGCTCCCCATCCCGATGGGTTCGGAGGCCAGCGCGATGCGTCGATTCTCAAGACCTACGATCGGGAAGGGGATTTCGTGATGGTCCAGTCCGTCCAGCGGACGGATGGCCTGCTGAAGCGCGCGGGAATCAAGCGTCCCCAGCGCCACGCCTTCTACAAGGTCCCCGTGATTTTCTGCGAGAAAATCCGGGGGCTCCAACTCAACGCGGAGGCGGTCTAACGTGAAAGTGGTTGCCTTCACTCAATCCGAGCGCAGCGAGTTGATCCGCCGCGCGCAAAATCTCCGCAAGTTTTCGGGAATACTCATGAAATCTCCCGCTTGTTGCGCGCTGCTTGCAGGAGGCTCGGTGGATGCGCTTGCTATCAGCTCTGCCGCCCGCCGTTTTTTGATGGTCGAGTTGTCCGCGCCGGCCGTCGACCGCATCCACGTCGTTCTCCGCCGCCGCATCGAGGCCTGCCAGGCCCGCCGCAAGGAAGCCGCGCTCTCGCCGGGGAATGACGAGGATTTCGCCATCTGGACCCGCGAATGCGCCCGCGGTGACAAGCTCGTCCGCGCCCTCACTGCCCATCTGTCCCACGTCCCGTTTGTTTTCACCATCCGATCCCCGCAACCAGCCATGAGCACCGCCACCGAAGACGAAACCATGAGCAAGAAGCAGCTTCTATCACCCGCCACCGTCTCCTCGATCCTGAGCCATGGAACTTGGCAGGGGAGCGATAAAGTCCGGATTGTGAGCACTCTGCGGAATGATCCCGTGCTGAGAAAAGCCGGGGTGCATGACCCGCGACCGCTGGAATCCTATGACGTGCCGGTGAAGCGTGACGCCCGCGGGTTGCTCGTCATCGATCACGACGCGCACACGCCGCCGCCGGTCGCCGCCAGCGATGACAGCCTGTTTGAATCCGGGGGATTGTTCGCCAATCAGGATCGCCCCAACGTGGTCGATTTCATCCCCGCTGCTTCCGTCAGCGATGAAATCCAGCCAGTGCTCGATGCGCTCTGTGAGATCCCCGCCACTCGCACCTTTGAAATCACCATCGACTCGCACCGCAAGATCCGCGTCCAGGTCTGCGGGTTCGAGGATCAAGCGTTGCCATCGCCCTCCGAGCCGGAGCGCTGGAAGCCGCGCAAGCCCTCTAACGTCGATGTCCACGCCGCTATCAGCGCCCTGCACATGGCCCGCGAGCTCGCCCACTTCGAGCAACTCTAACCCATGGCCCGCTCTCCGGATAACAACCCGATCGCGTTTCCCGCCGAGATCGCCCGCTACCTGTGCGTGGAGCGAACGGATGTGCCGGTTCTAATCCGGGAAAGCCGCCTGCCCGCGCTGCGGATCGATAAGAAAAAACGCAAGGTCCTGAGGATCCCGCTGCGGGATTTTCATGAATGGCTCAAGCGCCAGCGCGCCGGCTCGGATTCGGTCATGGGGACTTACGAAACCTTCCTCGCCGATTTCAACCAGGTCGCCCGCCACTCTCAACCCACATCATGAAATCCTACCTCATGAGAAAGCGCGCCCCGCGGAACCCCTCCGCGCTCTATCTGCAAAACCTCGCGTGGCTCCGCGCCTTCCGGGATTGCGGATTCTTCGGGGATCGAGCCGTCGCCCATGCCGACGCCGCAACCTTCCATTCTCCCCGCCAACCCTTCCCCACGCAGCGCTGATTTTCCGCGCGGAAAAAATGCCACACCATCCATGAACACCATCCTCTTTGCCGCCGCCCGCCATGCCGCATTCGTGCGCCACCGCGGAGAGACAATCCCCGAAGATCATCCCCGCGAATTCCATTTCGCCGATGACGAGTCGCGCGAGAACTATCAGCGGGAGCTCCGCGGGGAGCCGTTGCTGCACGTTTGCAATCCCATCGTCCTGGTGAGCGGAAACTACCCGTGGACCGGGGAAAGCTCCCTGGTGCGCTCGCTGATCGCTGCGAATCATGGAATCGATAATGCGTGGGTCGATAAAGACTTCCGCGGAAGCGAGCCGCGCCTCCAAAGGATCATCGAGGACGCGATCGTCAAGGGACGCCCGTATGTGTGGTTTGATAACGTTTCGGGTCACATCGACTCCGAGGCCCTCGCGTTTTTCGCAACGGTTTCCCGCTGCACCATCATCACCAATGGAGCCGGAGAGCGCTATCCGGTGAAACTGCGATTCTATCTGTCAGGAAACGATCTCCGCCCCTCTGCGGACATCCTCCGCCGCTCCCGCGTCATCCGTCTTTCCCGCCCTCTCGATTCCGCCGCCTGAACCCCTCTGATGTCGCGCGGAACCCGCCAATCCTTTCCCAATGAGCTTGGAGACCCCGAGAAGCTTGACCGTCTGTTGCTCAAGAACGTGCAGCGGGACGTGTTCGGAGCCTCCGCCTTCCATGGTCTCGACCCGTCGCAGATGTGCATGGCCCTGGAGGAAATGGACGGGGAGGATCACGCCAGCCGCGAGCGGGTTGCGTTGCGCTGCGAGATCTTTTCCGGGTTCGTCGAATACCTGTTCGCGGACGGCCCCGAGCCGGAGTGCGTGCGCGCCAGGATCGAGGGATTCTTCAAAGCCTTCCACCCCAAGCTCGCCGCGGGGATCAAGGGCCCGCGCGAGTGGGTCGCCACCGAGGCCGTCTCCGCCGTCCTGGGGAAAACCAAATACGCCGCCCACTTCCGCGCGGAAAAGGACGCCGCCACCAGCCGCGGAGCTCTCTCCACCTGGGTCCGGGACTTGGAGGCCGAGTTTGATCTCGAATGCGTCTGGGAAACGATCGTCGCCCTCATCGGGTTCATGGTTTCCGAGGGGAAGACCTGGAAGATCGTCACCGCCGTCGCCTACTGCATCGCCAAATCCCTCCGCCCGCACGTGCTCGCGGGAATGTCCCTGGAAGACATCGCCACCCTGTCCGGTGACCGCGGACGCGCCACTCCCAGCCACCGAGGGAAACGCCTGATCTCCCGCCGGCTCGCCGAGTCCGGAGCCAAGGCCACCCACGTCCACTATCAGAAATCTCCCGAAGCGGTGCGGAAATACAGCGCCGCCCAGATGGGAAACCAGAACCGCGCCAAGAAGAAATCCCCCAAACGCCAGCCTAGCAAGAAACGGAAAACCACCGATCCCCGCAAATCATGAGCTATTCACGACTAATCCGAACTGGCAAGGAACGACTTGCCACAGCAAAGCGTTACGAAAAGCTCAGAGGAGCGGGATGGAGCGTCGCGGACATCTGCTCCGAGTTCCCCGGTTCAAACCAATCCGAGATCTACTGCTTGCTCCAGATTGTTAAGCTCCCCTCGGAGATTCAGGAGGATATTCACACCGAGAGACTCACCATAAACGCTGCCAAGAAACTGTGTAGTTTGTCCGAAGCGGACCGGGATAAGGCAATGACAGTCTTGAGATTATTGCCCGGGTATGAACAAGGAAAGACTCCAGATCGAACCCTTCTAAGCGCAATAAAAACGTCATCTCAGCCGGATGCTGAGACGCTCCCCATAACTCTCGCTGATTTAGTAACCAAAACCGCCAAGGGAGAAAATCTCACCGACAGGGAAAGAAGTTACATCCTGTCTCACACTGAGAAGGTCAAGGCTATGAGTGTTGGGGCCGAGAGCGACACCGTGGTAGGAGAAGTGACTGCCGCTCTTAGCGCTTTGAGCGGGGTCCTCCTCCGGATGGATGAGCGCGCAATGAGGATTTGTGAAAACTGCCAGTGGTTCCGCGAGGATCACGAGGTTGAGGAATCTTCATTTTCAATGGGTTTTTGCCATCGTAAAGCGCCCGCACCATCAAACCTCACTGAAGCTGATGATGAAGCTCGCCAAGCGGAATGGCCATTTGTCCGCAGTGATGATTTCTGCGGAGATTTTCAACCCTAATAAACATGAACACTCGTAATTTAACGCCTCTTCTTGCGCCCTCGCCCGCCATGCAGCCTCTCGGTCCTGAGTGTCGCGCGTGGATGGATCGCATCGCCGGATGTGCAAAATCTTGTGCGACCATCATTTCGAAAGGCGAGCTCAACGACGGGGAGATCCCGCTGGTGATTGGCTCGCTGATAGTTGCTCTCTCCGATCACAGTGGGAGAGATATGGAAACCATCATCGGAGTGTGCGCTAGCGCCGCCCGCCAGTTGCGGGACGCCACACCTGAGGAGCGACCGGGTAAGGAGGTCGCTGCATGAGTGCCGACCCCATCCAAGGATTCTGGGGACTGCCGAAAAACACGTCCTTCAACCAATATCACTATTTCCTGACGGATACCGCCGAATGCGTCTGCGGGAAGTGGAGGCTCCGCGAGATCACCGATGATCACCAGGATCGCAAGCCCGCGCCGAAGATCGATTGCAAGAAGTGCGTCGATATCTATCAGGAGCTTTTTGCTGTGAAACCACCCGCCGCGCCCGAGCCGGATTGGACGGTGAAGACCGATCCGATGGATGGAGGCCACATCCTGCTTTTCCGCGGGGAAAAGCATAGCGCCGTCCGCGGGCTCGCCGGTCTCACCGCGCAAAAGGATCTCGCCGCGATGTTCAACAAGAACGGAACGGTCCCCACGAAGGGAAAGAAAATCCGCTGCGCCGCGGATGCTCCGAACCCCGCGAAGTTTCTCGAAAAAAAGTCCAGCCAATCTCCCGCGCTTCCACTCGATCTATCGACCGAACCACCTGCCAAAATGCCAAAAGCCACTGCCGCCACTGCCACCGCCGACCAACCCGTCGCCCCCGTTGTCGAGACGTTCCCCGCCTCGCACTACCGCCGTTATCCCACCAACCGCAATCCGGATGCCGAAGCGGTCAAAAACATGTCGGACAGCATCCGCGAGGTCGGTGTCCTGCAACCCATCATCGCCCGCACGATTCCGGGAGACCCGGAGATCGAGATTCTCGCCGGCGAGACCCGCTGGCTCGGGTGCAAGGCCATCGATCCGGACTATCCGGTGCCATGTTTCCTTCGCAACGTCGACGACAAGGAAGCCGCCAAGATCCATGCGATCGAGAATTTTCAACGCAAGGACCTCACACCGTTCGAGGAAGGCCGCGAGATCCAGCACATGCTCTCGTGCGGATGGGAGATGGAAGAAGTGGCCACCCACCTCGGGAGGTCCACTAACTGGCTCTACAAGCGCCAGATGCTTCTCAAGCTGCCAGAGGAGGGAGTGACCGCGTTCGGGGAAGGAAACCTCTCGCTGAATACCGCGCTGAAAATCCTGTCGCTGCCGGAGGAGAAGCAGCTCGAAGCGGTGAAAGCCGTCTCCGAACCGACGCACGCCGCGAGCGCCTTGTCCGAGCGTGACGCGCTGGAACTGCTTGATGACGAGTTTGTGAAGCCGCTGGAAAAAGCCGCGGAGTGGGAAGAGCGCCGCGATCTGTTGGAATCCGAGAATCCCGGATGCCACTGGCTCAAGTATGAGCACGCCGCCAAGGCCGGGGTGCACGGAAGCGACTACGTGAGAGCGGACTACACCCCGAACCGCGAGCTTCTATCCGATGCCGCGAAGCTCGGGGAGCTGGTAGTCCCCACCTGGAAAGCGCTCGCTGAAAAGCACGCCGCGCCGATCTACATTGGCCTCGCGCCCTGGGGACCGAAGGAGGCCGTGCTTTACGTCTCTCCCAGTCCGATCGTCGATGCCGAGAAAGCCGCCTTCAACGACAACCCGGGAGACTGCATTTTCAGCCACGAGAAAGCGGTCGAGAAAAGCCGCAACGACGCACAGCGCCGGAAGCTGGAAGACGAGCAACGCGCCGAGGCCGTCCGCGTCGCCAACGAGGCCCGCCACGAGGAACGCAAGAAACTGTCCGCGCTCATCCTCGCTCCCGATGGTCTCACGAAAACCGCCGTCAAGAAATTCATGGACCGCTGCCACGCGGAAGCCCTCGACTCTGTCTATCTGGAGTCGGACGAACTCGCCAAGCTTTTCGACGTGGTCAGAGGTGAGGATGAGGATTTCACCGCCTTGCGGGATCGCGCTCTCGCCGCCACCGCAAAGTATCTGAAAAGCAAATCCCTGGAACCGTTCGAAGCCCTGGGTAGGCTGGTGATGGCCGGTTATGCGCTGAGCCACTATTGCAGTGCCGAGGAGATGTTCGAAACGGGGATCGCCAAGCCCGCTGAGTTTCCCCAGTTCCACGCCGACTATCAGAAACGCCTCGCCCAACTCGCCGCGGAAAAGGCCGCGGAGGAGGAATCCGCCGCCGCTTTCGCCGATGGCGAGCCCGAATCCAACCGGGAGGAAGCCACCGCATGAAAGACGTTTCCCGCAAGGATTGGGACTATCTCCTGGGTTCCGGTGCACCGTCGTCCGCGGATGCCGCACCCTCGCTCAAACCGTGGTTCCTGCTCGCGAATGGTTCCGACCCCGAGGCCAGCCTCCGCGCCGTCGCCAATCACGATTTCAGCCGGCTCTCGTGGCCGATCTACGTCGCCGCACGCGATAAGGAGCAATTCCAGGACTTCACCTTCGCCGAGGGCCTGATGTGTTCCGAGGTCCGCCGCTTTCACGGGGCTCGCCACAAGCTGGAGAAGCTGCGGGAGGATAAAATCCTCATCCTGCTTCCCCGGTGGCAGGATGACCTCCAAACCTGCGAGCTGGTGGATTGGTGGGTGAATGACCTCGATCGCTACACCGTCGAGCTTCGATCGCCGTTACCCGTGTTCCGCACGCCAGGCTTCCCGTGGTATCGCCTCGCGGTGCTAGCGGGGATCGTCGCCCTCTTCGCGTGGCTCGTCACCCGCTGAAACATGGATGCCGCCCTCGCCGATCGCCCCTGCCAACCAGGGGAAATCCCCGTGTGGATCATCCATCACGAAAAATCCTACTACCTCGAAAACGATCCCTCCGCCGTCCGCTCCGCGGAAGCCCAGGGATACCACACCGAACGCATCACCATGATGCAAGATGACTATGACGCCTTACCGGATTTCCCCGGGAACTAACTATAACAACATGAAAAAACTCGATATCGAAAGCCTAGCAGGAAGACTCTACGACACCTATTGCCTTTCGGTGGGAGGTCTCGCGTTCAACGGTGATCCGTTGCCGAAGTGGGACGCGTTTCGCGAGGATCCCGCGAAGAGGAAACAAAGCGAAGCGTGGATCCACTCAGCGGCCGAGGCGATGAGGATTTCCCACGCGGAAAATTGCGTGCCCGGTCTCTGGATGTGCCCCACGTGCAATTTCCGCATGCACAAGCGGATCATCGGGAGGCACGACGTCGGAGTTGATACCAGCGCCCACACGGATCCTTGCCCTAACGACGGGGATGCAATGCTGCCTGTGACGTGGGAGGATTACAGCCAAGGTCAGGAGCTGCTTTTGGCCCAAAAACAAGAGGAGATCAACGCCCTGCGAAAGCAGAAATCCCATCCCCGCATCACCCGCGAATTTCACGAGTTCATCAAGGAATACATCGACGGGTATGAGATGCGCGACCAGGACCACGGTGACTACACCCCGAACGCTAACGAAAAAGCCGTCGCGGAGGATGCCATTCACGGGTTGCTCGATGACGACGAGTTTCTGTCGTTCGTGATCCAATTCCGGATTGGCCCTTCGATTGAAGCGGGAATCAACGCCATCGTAGCAGAGCGCACCAAACAGTTTAACGTCAAAGGCTGGACTGCCGAGCATGACGACGCGCACATTTTCGGAGCCTTGGCCCGTGCGGCCACGTGCTACGTGGAGACAGCCGCAGTGCAATCGGAGCGGAGTCTCACAGAGCTGCCGGCCTGCTACATCCACAAGAATTGGCCCTGGGAGCGGGATAGCTGGAAAGTCTCGAACGACCCCGTGCGCAATCTGGAAAAAGCCGGCGCGCTCATCGCCGCGGAGATCGATCGGTTGAAAAGGAAAGAAACCACGGGGTCATGACGCTATCCGAGCTAAAAACTAACGTCGATGACGCTGTCCAGATCGCCCTCGAAATGGGTGAAGACCCCGCCAAAGTCCCGATCACCCTGCAACTCGATCAGCAGGTTGACGGCTCTATATGGTCCGCCGAACAGGTGGAACTATTTTACGATGGCGGTGCTCAATGCACGGGATGCCTGATCTCAGCATATCTTCCGGAGAACAGATAACTCCGATGGACCTAGTAGAACGTGCGGAAAAATTCGTCGATTGGCTCTCGAATAACAAGTCGTGGGCCAATGAGCACGATCTTGCCTTTTGTGCCGCGATGAACCTGGTGCACGGGTTTTCGATGGGGGAGGGTGAAGCGTTGGAGATCATGCAATCCAAGCTGAACCCGCGGTGGAAAGAGCGGGAACTCCGCCACAAGCTCCGCCAGGCCAGCAATTCCACATCGGACCGCCCCGCCGGATACCTGCTCACCCAAGGCCACGAATCCGCGCCAACGTCCTATTCCCAGCCACGCCGGGGAAACGACGGTCACAGACCGCCGCCACAGCAAGCCGAGCCGGAGCGGGTGAAAAAGCGCCAGGCTTACGAGCCGTCCGCGTTGCAAAAAATGATGCTCCGGGGATTCAACCCAACGACCTCATGGCTTGCGGAGCGATCGCCCTGGGATCCGCGCCGCTTGTCCGCGCAGCAATTCCTCGATGGGATTTTCGAGCCTGGGGAAAAGACGATCATTTTCTTCAAGTATGCCAGCCAAGGCCAGTTTGGACACATCGCCGGGAATCCGGGGAAAACGTATTACGTGGGAGATCGCCCCGGACTCCGCCCGACGATCGCCGAGGAGTTTCCCGATCACGGTCGCGAGGGTGCATGGTTCCTGCCGTGCCCGGTCAACGGGAAATGGTTTCCTAACGGGAACGTGGACGATGCGGGAAACCCCATCCTTTCGCGCCGCACCGCCGCCTCTATCAGCACCTTCCGTCACATGCTCCTGGAGTCGGACGATGCGCCCGTCGATGAGTGGCTCAACCTGATCTGCCAGCTCGATTTGCCGATTTCCGCGCTCTACACGTCCGGAGGGAGATCCATCCATTGCCTGGTCAAAATCGACACGCCCACCAAGAGCGCCTTCGACGCATTCCGTGACCGCGTCTCGCCGGTGCTCTCGAAGCTGGGAGCCGACCCCGCCGCGATCTCCGCGGTGCGTCTCACCCGCCTTCCGGGGATCCTGCGAGATGGGACCGTCGATCGTGATGGAAAATATCAGAAATTCGACCCGCCCCGATTGCAACGCCTCCTCTACTTCAACCCGACTCCCGAAATCAAAGCCATCAAGCTGCTGCCCCGCCTCCGAACCATTTCCGCTGAATAACCCATCCCGTGCCAGAAGTCACCGAAGAGATCCTCGCCAAACTCATTTCCGCAGCCAAAGCGAACGGACTCGATCTCGGACTTGCGCCCGATGGGAGCGAGATCGGAGACCTGAAACCCATCATCGCCGCGGTCAATCTCAACCGCGCCACGTCGGAAATCGCGCATGAGACGGGAGCGAATTTGAAGGGGTCCGGGTTGTATGTTTACTCGGAGCGACTGGTGACGGTCAATGAAGACGGGACCACGCGGGACATGGACTCGAAGCGCTTCCGCTCGTGGATCGATACCTATCAGCTCAACTACTACAAACGCCGTATGCTGAAGGATGGGGACGAGACCAAGCTCGGACCACCCATAAAGGCCACGATGAAAAAGGATGTCGTGGACGTGTTGCTGGCGAGTGACGAGTTCCTGAGCCATTTACCGGTGATCAAGCGCATCGTGCCCGTCCGCCTGCCGGTGTGGGAAGCCGATGAGGAGGGAGGGCGCCGGGTCCGCCTGCTGCCGTTCGGGTATGACCTGGAGACGATGATTTTCACCAGGAACACGGGAATCGAATACCTGGAGAATTGGACGCTGCAAAACGCCGTCGATTATCTGAGGACGCTGCTCAAGGATTTCCCCTTCGCCGACGAGGGCCGGTCGCTGTCCGTCCAGATCTCCGCGATGCTTACGATTTTCTGCCAGTTCCTGTTTTTCGAACGGGACCGGTGGCCGCTGATCTATTTCAACGCGAACACGCCGGGATCCGGAAAGAGCCGGCTCGCAGAGATGTGCATTTACGCCATCTATGGGGAGGCCTTGCCGCTCACGTATTCGGAAAATGACGAGTTCGTGAAGAAGCTCGACACGTGGGCCCAGCAAGGGATGGCCTACATGTTCCTGGATAACCTGACGGGCCTGGTCAAAAACAACGACCTCGATCGCTGGTTGACCTGTCCGATGTGGGCCTTCCGCCGCATGCACACCCAGACGATGGGAAGCGTGCTGAATCAAACCCTGCCACTCCTAACGGGAAACCAAGCCACTCTATCCGATGACCTCACCCGCCGCTCCCTGATGGTGGACCTGTGGTCAAGCCAGCGGCCGGAGGATCGGATGGAAAGCCTGTCGATTAACATCGATGCCGAGTGGCTCACCGCTCCCAAGAACCGCGGGGACATGCTGTCCGCGTTCTACGCGCTCGTCCGCCACTGGAGCCACGATCATGGAGGAAAGGTCTATCACAAGTTGATTCCGTCGTTCGAGGGCTGGTCGCGGATCATCCCCTCGATCGTCACGCTCGCCGGTTTCAACTGTCCGCTCGAAAAACCGAACGTCCAGGACGCCGGCGGGAAGCAGGAAGTGGAATTCTTCCGCCTGATCGCAGCGGCCGTCGCCGAGCACGAGCCCACCCCCGGAAAGCCGGTCGCGCTGCTGCTAACGGAATGGTGCCGCCTCGCCCGCAAGCATGGTCTCTTCCATGCCGTCATTTCCGATGTGGAGACCATGCGCAGCGTGCTCGATGCCTCGCCGCGTCTCTATAAGCCGATGAAGGATGCCGGTGGAGCCGACCAGCTGCTAACGGAAGGGGACAAGGATTTTCAAGCCGCCTGCTACATGGAGAAAGGCCAGTCCACGAAGTTCGGAGGCTTGCTCCACAAGTTCTATCGAGGCCAGGAGCGCAAGATCAACGGGGTGTGGTATAAGTTCGCCGATCGCGAGGCGCGCCACTCCACCTTCGCGCTCGAAGTGGTCGACCGCCCCGGATCTCCCGCCCCCGAGCCGCCGCCCGCAGAGCCGGAAGCAGACCTGTCAGCGGTGGTCGAAACACCTGCTGAGGAAGAGGAAAAGCCGCCGTTTTGATCTAACTAACTCGCCATGACGCCAGGACAAAAAGCCTACGAAGCCGATTTGAAAGAGTGTCCGAACTATCATGACGGCCGCTCACGCCGATCGTGGAATGAGCTGGATGAGATAACGCAGCTTTCTTGGGAAAAGAATCCGTCGAGGCGCAGTTGGTTAGCTCGCACTCGCGATGCGCGTGAGAAAATCGATCCATTGAAAAATAAGTGTTGCACAGACGCGAGGAAATGTTAATTTCTTCTCGTTGCCACTGAGTGACAGCCCGACCGGGAGGACCCCGGAACCTCAATAGAGAATACAAAATGACAACGACTAGCATCCCACGTTTCGCCCGCGCCGCTTCTAATGGTGCGATTTCCTTCACTTCCCGCCACGGTGCGATCGAGATCGATCATCTCCGCCGGCTCGCTCCCTCGATTTTCGCCGAGGATGCGCACGGAAGCAGGTCTGACAAGTATGCGCACATCCCGACGAGCGCGGTGCTTGAGCGCCTGATGAGCGAGGGTTTCCGCCCGTATGCCGTGATGCAAGGTGGTAGCCGGGACGCTGCCAAGCGCGCCTTCACCAAGCACGTGATCCGCCTCCGCCATGACTCGCAAGAACTCCAAGTGGGTGGCACTCACAATGAAATCGTGCTTCTCAACTCGCACGATGGATCGAGTTCCTATCGCCTGATGGCCGGTGTGTTCCGGCTCGTCTGCGGGAACGGAATGATCGTCGCGCAATCGATGATCGAAGACATCCGGATTTCCCACAAGGGAGACGTCGCCGGCCTCGTGCTCGATGGTTGCATTGAGATCATGGAGCGCTTGCCCGAAGTGTCGGAATCGATCCGCGAGATGAGCGCGATCAACCTGAGCCAAGCCGAGCAAACCGCGTTTGCCCGCGCGGCCCTGGTTGCCCGCTACGAGGGCGACGAAGCGCCGATCCGCGTTGACCAGGTGCTTGCGCCACGTCGCCGCGAGGACAGCGAGTCGAACCTGTGGCAAGTGCTGAACCGCACCCAGGAGAACATCATCCGCGGTGGAGTGACCTATCTGCAACGCGATGGCGAGGGCCGTCCCGTCGCCCGCCGGCGCACCCGCGAGATCAAGGGTGTGGATCAAAACACGACGGTCAACCGGGCGCTCTGGACGCTGGCTGAGGAAATGAAGGCGATCAAGAACGCCGGCTGATAATGGAAACGAAAAGCCGGGGTCCAATCCCCCGGCGCATCTTTCTTGGATAGATAATTGCAAAGACAGTGATTCTAATATCAATCGCAATAGCTTGGCCGTTAACGAGTTGTGGTAGAAAAGGTTTGACTCTCTCCAGTGATCCATGTTTGGTAAAGCAAATGAACGCCAACTCTACATTCACCCATTTAGCAGTGACCCACACATACCCCGGATCCCTCAGACCTTCTGAAACCAGGTTTTACCCGGTTCGTCCGCAGGGACACTTGCTGTGTATTACCGATTGCGAGGTCGAGAATCGTTGTATGAAGTTCGTCTTTTCCTATCTGGAAACGGAAGACGATCCCCTTCAAAGGCCGGGCTGTCGAGTACACCCCAAGGTGCCGCCGCTGTTGGAGTGGATGGAAGACACAATCGACCGCCCGGACCTGCTCACAACTGGAGATGGCTTCCCTCCTTGCCCCATTCTTCCTGAAACCTATGACCGATGAAACGCAAATTGTCTGGAGACTCACCAAAGCCGAAAAAGGACGTTACGTCGCGGCCGCCCGCAACCACGTTCCCCCGCTCCCCCTTGTCGGCTGGCTCAAGCTCGTCGCCGACTCCGCGAGCGAGCCGATCGGAAACGATCGCGGAGAAAGTAGCGGCGGGGGCATGGCACGGGAGCGGCCGCAGTTGGACGCCGGCAGAGGATTCGCTCCTGGGGACGATACCTGACGGCGAGGTCGCGAAGATCGTCGGCCGCTCTCGCGGCTCCGTCGTAGCACGTCGCAACAAACTGGAGATCGCGGCCGCACTGCCCGCGCACCGTCCACCGCGCCCTTCCGGACCTGCCGAAGCGACAGGTCGATAGACCCAAACACGCTCCCGAACGTTTTCCGCGCGGAAGATTCAGCATCGAGGTTGAATCATCATGGTCGCCCCTGCCGGCCGATAGGCCGCTCCCGAGTCGCCGCCTTGGACGTGCGCACCTCACCGACTCCGCCGGCGACGACGGCTAGTTCCCTCTGTCCCGTCGCGCCCCTTTTCGCCGCCTCCTCCCCTCCTCCCCACCATTTCGAAGGAAATAGCACTCCATAGGTCTGCAAGTCGCCACAAATCAGAGGGAGGTCTGCAACGATTTGACGCGCGGAAAATCCCTCTGCTTCAGTGCGTTGCGTGGCTCCCTCTCAGTCTTTACAGACCTTCACACTCAAAAAGTAAATTAGACTGACAAACTACAAGAGGGATTGAAGGGGTTTTATCCGCGTTGCCCTTTCGAGTGTGCAAAAAGGAATCTATTTGCCCTTTCGAATCCCCCTGAGGTCACCAAGCCCCACCCTTTGCACTTTTGAGACCCCTTTTCCAATTTTGCACCTTTTGACATTCGCCCGGCATTGTGCCGTCTCCTCTCCAGCTCGCTGCCGCCGCCTTCCAGAACCGGGAAGCGGACGTTCGCTCGCGACAATTTCCGGTTGCTACCCGTGGGATGACTGCGGTTCGCCGATTCGAAATGGCAAAGCGTCGGGACAAGAAGGCCGGCCGCGCGTTGATCAAGCCGGAGAACTCCGACCAGGTGATCGATGCGATTCCGGAAACCCCGGAAGAAACGTTTCACGCGCTGGTCTGCGGTGACTTCGTTTTCTGCGATCTGCTGACGCGCATCGTGCAGCGGCTCGGGGCGCCGACGACTTTGACCGTCGCCACGCTTTCGCTTTCGGTGAAGAACCTCGATTCGCTCGTCGCGATGCTGAAAGCAGCTCCGGATCTCAGATTGCACCTGCTGCTGAGCCACTATTTCCAATCGACCTCGAAGGAAATCTTTGTCGCCCTGGAGAAGCTGCTTTCCGAGACATTTCCGGATCGGTTTCAGCTCACGATCGGGCGGAGCCACGCCAAGGTTGCGCTTTTCGACTACGGTCGGGAGGGCCGGGAGCCGATCATCATCGAAACGAGCGCAAATCTCCGCAGTTCGGCAAACCTTGAGCAGTTGGCGATCTTCCGCGGCCGGGATCTCGCTGACTTCCACTTGGGTTGGATCGAGGAATTTCGTCGCGTCAACGCCGAGAAGGAAGCCACATGAGCGCCGAGGGAACCGAGAATCGGAATGGTGAGAGCGCGGAGCCTGACGCGGCGTTCTTCGACCTGATCCTTGAAACCGATCTCGCCAACATCATCAAGAAAGCGCAAACCGGAGCGCCGCTCACGAAGCGGGAGCGTGAAATGATAGAAGCGGAGCGGACCCGCCGGGCAAAAACGCCGCCGTCCGCCGACTTTACCCTTGAGGGGGAGGGGTTCGATGCCCGCTTGGAGCGAATGACGCAGGCTCAGCTCGCCGCTGCTTGGGGGTATTCGCCCAGGTCAATCAAAGGCTGGCTTGCCGAAGGAAGAGATGCGAACGATCCGTGTCCGCTAACGCGCCCCGCGGAAATGGCCGCTTGGTTCTGCCGGGTTCACGCGCCCCGCCAATGCCCAGACAAGTTGAGAGCAGCTGCAGATCGCCTATTGGAAGACAAGCCCGCTGCCCTGCCCGCCGTCGCTCCAACCGCGCCGCCACCAGAGCGAAGCGAGATTCCCGAAGAGGCGAAGGGTATGCTCGCCATGTTGAACCGCCTCAGAACCGCGGAGGCAACGATTCATGACGATTACATGAAAGCGATCGCAAGCGGCAACGAGCAGCGTTCGACCTATCTGATGAAGGAATGGTCGCAGATCGCCGAAAAACTTCGGGCGATGGAAAAGGTTGCGCCGGAGACTTTGGAGAAACTCGGGCTGTATGTTAAAAAGTCGGAGGTATTGCGAGAATTGGAACCGATCCATCGGGCGATTATCAAAACCATCCGCCAAGCGCTCAGGCTGAGCCGTCCGCGGTTGCGAGCGGCTGAAACCGTTGAAGCCTGGAACACCGTCGCCGATGAAATCGTTGACGGAATCTGTGCCATGCTAACCGATTCCGATTTTGCGGAACCTCTCGCGTTGGAAGCCGCATGAATTCGGTCCGGAGCTTCCTGGTGGATGGTCTCAAGCGTGCTTGGCGACTGGTAGAAAAGAAAGCCTTGGAGTTTTGGGCGGTTGAAAACATCTGGCTCGACTCGAAAGAATCGATCGACAATCCAGGGCCCTATAAGCGCGAGGTGGCAGTTTACGCGCCTCGCTTGCTCGATATCTTCATGGACGATCCGCAGTGGCGGACGTTGGTGGTCATGAAGTCCTCTCAGTCCGGTCTGACGCTCCATGTCCTGATTCAGATCTGTCGACGGATTGCCGAGATCGCCACGTCGATCATGTATGTGATCGATTCGCTTCCGAAAGCAAAAGACCTATCGGAGACCCGTCTCCAACCGTTGTTGAAGAAATGCAAGGCGACCAGGATGGAGCTGGGGGAGGGAGTGGAGGATTCGAAGATGAAGGTTCTCGCCTACAATCTGCGAAACTCGATTCTCCGGCTGGCCGGCTCCGGCTCCGCGGGCCAGGTGGCCTCGGTGCCGGCTGACTTTGTCGTCGGTGACGAGCTCGATAAATGGCTGAAGGCAGCGAAGGAAGCTCACAAGTGGCTGTTGCTGATTCAGCGGATTAAGAAATCCGAGCACGGAAAGGCGATCGGCTTTTCCACTCCAACCGATGAGGCGGGAATCACCAACGTCGGTTTCTTGTCGGGAAGCCAGCACCGCTATTTCGTGCCATGCCCGCACTGCGATTTCCGACAGCTCGTGGACCTCGATCACATCAAGTTTTCCCACTGCAAGCAGCCTGATGGAAAAACCTACGACCTTGAGCGCGTGCTGCGGGAAACCTACATGGAGTGCGAGAGCTGCGAAGGCAGAATCGATGAGGATCACAAGATCGCGATGCTTCTAGCAGGGGCTTGGAAGCCTACCAATTTCGTAGAAATCGAGGTGGATGGGGTCAAGCAGCTTGTCCCCGGCTGGGTGCCAGGAGAAATGAGCGCACACATTTCCGATTTCTACTCGACCCACCCGCGGAGTTCTTGGGGCGTACTAGCGTTCGAGTTCATCCAAGCCCAGGGCAGTTCGGAATTGCTTCACAATTGGACCAACGGTCGAGCCGGGATGCCGGTGAAAAAGACGGTCGCGAATATTTCCATGCAGCACATCCTGCGACTACGCGGTCACTACAAACGCGGGACCCTCCCGTTGGTACCGTGCATTATCACGCTGCAAGTTGACAACCAGGGCGACCACCAGAAATGGGTATTGATGGGGTGGCTCCCGAATGGGACCCGATTCATCATTGATTACGGGAAGACGCTTGATCGGCGTGAGATCAAGACGGACATTCTGCAGCGACCGGTGAAGGTGATTGATCGCGAGAAGGGGCTTTTGAAGGAGATTCTCCCGCAAAACGGGATCATGGACGAAGGGGGCAAGGACGGGACATCCTACGAAGTTAGAAAATTTTGCAAGCCGCTCTATCCATTCATGGTGCCGTGTAAAGGGAGGGGAAAAATGCAGGCGAAACACACGATCGCCTGGAGTGATTCGAAGCTGGACAAGGGCGGAGATGAGACGATCGGCGTATGTCATTTCGACGACGACGCGTTCAAGCGGGAGCTTTACATCGATCTCATCCGCAAGCATGACCCGAAAAAGATAGAGGAGTTCAACCTCCCGCGGATTTGGTTCCCTATCGATATCGACGAGGATTTCGTGAAAGAAATGTGCGGCGAGGAACTGGTGAAGGAAATCGACGCGGCCGGCATCGAGCAGCTCGTCTGGAAATCCAAACCTCCTAACGACTACGGCGACTGCGTGAAAATGGGCGGAGTGCTGTGGAACTCGATCTCGAAGCGTTTCAGCGATTCGCCACTTTGACACCGGCCTTCAGCCGTGGCCGTTTCCGAAACCGTGATCGCAGCGTATCTGCGAATTTACAATCCCGCCGAGCTGCGAGCCGCGCTCGTGACCGCGCTCAATGACCGCGCATCCGGCGTGCTCGTCACCCAGGTAAATTTCCAGGACGGGGGAGGATCCGGAGAGGTGATGTCGGGCGATCCTAACGAAATCATCGAGATCCTGGAGCTGTGCCTGCAGCGGATCGACGATCCGACGCAGGCCGCGAAAAAGCCGTTGGCCGCGGGAATGGACTTCAGCAAGCGCCGCTCCGAAACATGAAAAAGCGTAACAAAAACCGCCAAAGCCAGCACAATGCGGCCGCCCGCCGCGACATGAGCGAAGCCGCGCAATATCAAGCGGCCGCAGACATGATCAAGGCTTTCTCCGGATTCGACGGAGCGAACCAATCCAGCCGCCGTGGTTTCATCTATTGGCCCACACTCGACACCAAGAAAGAGCTGGACAGCTACTCGCGTACCGAGCTGCTTCGCAAGAGCCGCTGGTTGCGCGCGAATTTCGGGCTCGCCACCCGCATTTGCTCCGGCCTATCCGATTTGATCGGCTACCTAACGCCGTGTTCGATGTCGGGAGACGACGATTGGGACGAGCTCGCCGACGCCCACTGGGAGGATAGGGCGGGGGAGGCAGCCGTCATCGACGCGGCCGGCCAGTTCAATATCAAACAGCTTCAAATCGAGCTGAACAAAGCGGCCTTCGGCGATGGCGACGTGTTGCCCGTGCTCATCAAGGGCTCGACGGACGGCGTGATGCTCGCCCTGTATGAGGCGCACCAGCTGGCCAATCCCCAGCAATCCCACAAGGGCTGGGTTGATGGCGTGCTGATCAATAAATTTCGCAGGCACATGGCCTATGGGCTCCGTGGTGACGACGGCCTGGTGAAAACGATTTCGGCGAATGATGCACTCTATTACTCGCACCCCGATGCACTGGGTCGGATCCGGCCGCCGACGATCCTTTCGCACGCGGTCAATCACATGCAGGACATTTCCGAGATTCTCTCGGATGTGAAGCTAACGATCAAGGTGGCCGCGCAGATCGGCCTCTATCTGAAAAACAGCGTGGAGAACGCGGGCGGACACGAGGGACCGCGGACTCTGCAAGGGGCGCTGCGGAACGAGCAGCAAAACGCAGGCGATGGCACTGCCCAAGACCCGAAAGTTGAATACACGATCGAGGATATTTACAAAGCGCAGGGTGGAATGGCGAATCTGCCAAAAGGAATGGACGTGGGAGTGATTTCCGACGCGCGACCGCACCCTAACCAGGTCGCATTGATTGAATATTTGATTCGAGACATCTCATGGGGCGTTGGCGTTTCACCTGACTTGCTGTGGAACATTAAGGACCTGGGAGGAGCAAACAGCCGGATCGCTAACGCAGACTTGGAACGATGGATTTCCGTCAAACTGCTTCGTCTCCGTTCGTGGTTGAAGAAGTTCCGTGCCATTTGGATCGCGAACGAAATTTCAGCCGGACGTTTGCCGGAACCGATCGGATCCGGCCATTATTGGAATGCAACGTTCATCCCCCAAGCGTCGCTCACCGCGGACAAGGGCAGGACCGGAAACCTCAACATCGAACTCGTGAGGAATCGGCTTCGTTCGCTGCAAACGCACTTCGCTGAGGAAGGCACCTACTGGGTCAAGGAACTCCGACAGATTCAACGAGAGGAAAAGCGCTTTCCTGGATTGCGCGAAGTAATCCGCGGACTCGATAGCGAAAAGAAGGCCGCCTAACATTTTACGCGCGGAAAAATCCCAATTCCAAAAATATCGCCGACCATGAAACAACTCCCGCACATTTCCAGTCTGCTTTACGGGCAAGCCTGGGCCATTCTCCCCGAAGTCCATGCGGAATACGGGCTTCTCTATCGGAACTACCTCGCCGGAACCCTGACGGTTCCCGCCGCTCTCGCCGAGAAGGGGGAAGCCTGTTACGGGGTCTCCTATCAGGCGAATCACTCCCAGGGCATTGCCATCGTCACGATGTCCGGGGTGATCATGAAGCGCGCGCCGGAAATGCTGTGCGGACCGCCGGTGATCGACCTCGCCGCTTTGGATGGATTGTTGGATGAGATCTCCGCAGACACGTTGATTGAGACGGTGGTTTTCGCGATCCAATCGCCAGGCGGCATGATGATCGGCCTGGAAGAAACTTGTTCGCGGATGCGTGAGCTTTCCACGCAGGGCATCCGGACCATCGCCTATGCCGACTATCAGATGTGTTCCGCCGGGTATTATCTGGGGGCCGCCTGCGATGAGATTTATTGTGCCCCCTCCGCCTTCATCGGATCGATCGGTGTCTATTGCGCGGGCCTCGACGATTCGCGCGCCTGGGAAATGGAGGGTTTAGAGCTGGTGCTCGCGAGGTCCGGAAAGCTGAAAGCCATGGGACATCCCGGAAAGGCATGGACGTCCGAGGAGCGGGAATGGCTCGACAACATGGCCGGCGAATGCGGCACCGAATTCCGGCAGTGGGTGACGAGCCGCCGGGGCAATGTCCCGGAAGAAGCCATGCAAGGCCAGTGCTTCGCCGCCAAAAAAGCCGATCCGTCGCTCATTGACGGGATCTATCGAGACCTCCCCGCGTTGCTCGCGGACCTCATGCAAGCCGCATGATTTGACACGCAATTAGGAACTGATCGCCGATAGGGCTCCTACCTCACCACGCAACTTTCCGAGACCATGCTCCGCAACCCCTTCAATCCGCTGTTTACGAAACACGTTGACGCTCCCGCCGCGAATGCCGGCACTGCCGCCGCGACTGCGAAAAGAAAGAAGCCGACGAGGACGAACCGGAGCCGGAGCAAACTCCCGCCGAGCCCGCCGCTCCCGATGCGCCGGAAGCAGCGGTCGCCGTTCCCAAGCTCAACGCATTTCAGCGCGGAGCCCTCCGCGCTCTTGGCACCGGCGATCTGATCGCTCGGGTCGAACGCGCGGAAGCCGCGGAATCCATCGCCAGCGCGGAAGTCAACCGTCTGACCGCCGAAAATATTCGCCTGCAAGGCGAGCTCTCGAAGCTCGAAAAGGAAACGCCGCAGAAAATCGAAGCCGCGGCCAAGGGCCGTGAGAACGACGTTTCCAAGAAAGTCACCGCTGAGCTTTCCGCCCTGGGAGTCGAGCCCGCCGCCGCACCTTCCCAAGTCGCCGCCGACCAAACTCCCGAGGCGATGCTCGAACATTTCGCCACGCTCAAAGGCGCGGAGAAAACCGCCTACTGGCGCGCTAACAGTAAGATGCTGAAAGCCGCCGATGCCGCCGCATCCAAATCCAAGTGATCCCCGCCCGCCGTTCCTAACCAAAATTCGCACCACCTAAAATCATGGCCCTCGCCGCTGGACTCCAAGTTACTGAAATTCTCGACGCCGCTTTGCTCGCGTTCAAGAGGACGATCATCCCCATCCGCATTTTCTCCACCGCGTGGAGGAAAGGACAAGCCCCTTTGCAAAAGGGGAAAACGATGTCCGTTCCCTATTACCCGCTGGAAACTAACGCTTCCACGGACTTCGTTGCGGCTAACGGATATGTCTTCACCGGAGCCGGCCCGAATGCCAGCACCAAGGACGTGACGGTCGACAAGCGCAAATATCAGCCTCTCGTCACCACCAGCGAGGAACTGGCCCGCTACAATTTCGACCCGGTGAAGCTGGGTGAGATGAAGGGTAACAAACTCGCGATCGATGTTGTGACCGACATCTTGTCCACCGTCACTCTAGCCAATTATGGTGCCGCGGCCTTCACCGGACTTTCCAGCACCTTCGACGCGGACGACGTGGCAGACATCCAGCTCGTCTGCAACCAAGCCAACTGGCCGCGCCCGCAACGGTCGCTCGTGATCAGCGAGTCTTACAACACCGCCCTGGTGAAGGACAACGCGATCCAAGCGGTCTATGCCAGCGGAACCACCGATCCTCTCTACGAAGGCCGGATGCCCCGACTCCACGGATTCGATACGATTCCCTCGAACGAAATTCCCGCCAATGCGCAGAACCTCGTCGGTTTCGCCGCCTATCCGTCCGCGCTGCTGGTCGGTTTCTCCCCGATCCAACCTGCCGAGGCGGTGATGAAGATGCTCACTGCTTACGAGGTGGTCGAAGATCCCGAAACCGGAATCTTCATCGAATACCGCGCATGGGGTGACCCGAACATGGACCAGCAACGCGAAGTGATCGAAGTCAACTACGGTTACGCCGTGGGTGAAGCGGCCGCCCTCAAGCGCATGGTTTCCGCCTGATTCTCCGCGGGGCTCGCCCTCATCCTCCCCGCGAGCCCCGCCTTCAACCTTTTCCCCAAACTTTCCACCATGGCCAAATATGTAATGCTGATCGGGATCCTTCACGGCGGGGGAGATCCGGTTGTGATTTCGGGTCCCGAAGTCCCCTATGAGCAGCAGCGCGAACGGTTCAAGGAAGCCCTCGCGAAGCGCGTTCATCCGCAGTTCGAGCGAATCGATTTCCTCGACTCCCGCCGCGGCGTGCGCAAGCACACGAAGCACATCACCCCCGAGGAAGCCGAGCGCCGCGAACTCGCCCTGATCCAACAGCAGGAAGAATTCGAGGCCTCGCAGAAATCTCCGGAAGATCGGGAGAAGGCCAAAGCGGATGCCGAAGCGAAAGCCAAGGCCGATGCCGAAGCGAAGGCCAAGGCCGACGCCGAAGCGAAAGCCAAAGCGGATGCCGAAGCGAAGGCCAAAGCCGATGCCGAAGCGAAAGCCAAGGCCGATGCCGAAGCGAAAGCCAAGGCCGACGCCGAAGCGAAAGCCAAGGCCGATACCGAGGCGAAGGCCAAAGCCGATGCCGAAGCGAAGGCAAAAGCGGACGTCGATCCCAAGTCGAAGAACTGATTTCCCTGGTTGTTATTGAATCATGTCATCGGAAACCCCGTTCTCTCCGGAGAGCGGGGTTTTTCGTGTTTCGACATCGGCCCGTTTTGATGGGACTGAAAAGAGCTGGTTTGAACGCATTCCGCACGCGCGTCGATGAGGTGCTGACGGATCTGTTTCCCGCCGAGTTGTTTCTCGGTGTCGCCCGCCTTCCGGTGACCGGCTCGGGACCTGGGGGCCGTGCGGTGACGACGTATCTCGATGGCGGGGAAGCCGAGAATTTCCGGTTTCCGTTCCGGGTGAAGCGAACGGATGCGGCCGGGGTCGATTTCGCGGTGGGGATGGTGGTCGCTTGGAAACTGGAGGATGACAGCGAGATCCCGCTGGAGATTTCCGAGCTGCCATTCCGTCCGCACGAGGCCACGATTTCCTTCACCTGCAAAAAGCGCCGGGTATGAGTGCGATGATCACGCTCGATCGCTCGCGGTTCGATGCGCAGTTAGCGAAGGTTAGAAAAGAACTGGAGAGCCACGTCGCCAGCGGGATGCGTGAGACTGAGGAGAAAATCCGCCAGGTCGCGATCCGCGCCGCGCAGGATCTCGCGGAGCGGACCTTCCCCTCGCCGATGGCGATCGGTCTAGCGGTCGCCGCGATGCGGTTCGATATCGGTCGCGTTTTCATCACCGCGGGGAAAGCGTATGAAACGCTCAAGGATGCCAAGGGTGAGCGGATCGCCGGGGCGTTTTACGCTGCTTACAAGCACGGGGATTTTTCCCGCGCGCTGTCGGTGCTTCGTGCTTCCGGGGTGCTGCCGGGGATTGAGATTGGCCGGCTGGATCCCGCGTTGCACGAGCGTGCGCGCAACCCGAAGAACGGTCGCGTCGAACTCGCGCGCCCGCTGCAGATCGTCACCAGCGAGGAGCTCGCCGCTTACATGCGCAAGCAGGTAGCCGAGATCGGGAAAACCTCGTCCGGATGGAATGCGTGCGCCGCCAAGCTCGGAGGGAGCGAGAGCGCCACGCGATGGAAGGGGACCGCCGTGCATGGGACCGATGGGGGATCCGCCGCGATCGAGAACAACGGAGGAAAGATCGTCGTGAATCTCACAAATCTCCGCCCGCTCGCGCGCAAGCACATTTCGCCAGGACAGGTGGATGCCATCCTCAAGCGCAGTCGGGATTTTCTCCAACAGCTTCTAGCCACTCCCTGACATGCCCGCCGACACGCCTGAGACAAATGCCGCGAAAATTTACATCGGGACCTCGCGCCTGCAGTATGTTGAGGCGGAGATTTGCGAAAAGATGGAGCGCCAGCGGAATGAGCTGCGGAGCAAGCTGAGGATCGCCGAGACCGCTCTCGCGTCAGCCCGGGGCCATTTGCGGAAATGCCAGGTGGATCGGGAGCGGATCCACTCGCAGTTGCGGAGCCGGAAGAGTGATGAATGAACGCAAGGGGTGAGACACCCCTTCTCCTTAGGTTCGACACGCCCGCGACTGCATGTCCGATTCCACGATCCCCGATGCCGTTGCCGCCGATTTGCGCGATTTTTTCCTCTCCGCCCAACCGGGTGGGCTCGCTCTCCCAAATGACAACGTCCGCCCGAAGCACGCCACCACCGAGCCGCCTGCAACGCGACTGGTGATCTTGTGCGGGGAGCCCAAAGGAGTCCCGCGCATGGAGGGAACAGCGGTGGTCGACGTGTCGCTCGAATACATTTCGTCGATGGATCCCGAGGGAGCGCTCGCCGCCCACCAAGCCGCTGCCGGTAAGATCGACGCCTGGTGGAGAAACCTCCGGAGCGCCAAGCGCCGGGACGTGATCTCCACCCGGATCTATCTGCATGATCATGCCAATGGCCAGCCCACCACGGAGATCCGCGAGCGCGAGCAGGTCACTGTCATCCGCGGGAAGCTCACCGTCACGCTGGTCGAGATTTGACACGCGCGGATGCGCATGGCCGCCACGCTTTTAGGAACTGTTGGGATTCACGGAATCGCCGCCGATGAAACCGGATTGATCATTCACAAGTTGGATGACGAATCGAAGAACAAGAAAAACTTCCTCGAAAACCGGTCTGGCGAGCGGGTGGGACGCGCCGACTACGACGAGTCGATCGAGATCGAAATCGCCGGAAAGCTCACTGCCACGAGCCCGTGGGGTCAGAAGCTGTCCGCCGTGCTCACCATCACCAACACCATCGCCGCGACGCACCTGGTCAGCATCCTCACGGGAAAAACCTACGTGGACAACGTCAAGCGCAGCCGCAAGAACGACGATTGGAACGAGATCGCCGTCTCCGCGGAGATGCTTCCGTTCTTCCCATAACAGCTCCTAGCAGCCGCCCCCGATCCCCGCGCCATGAGTCCCTCCGCTTCCTCTTCCTCCCCGGTTTCCAGCACCCTGATCAACCTCCCGCCAGGGTCGCTGGAAACCACCAATACCAAGCTCGCCGCCGCGCTCACCGCGGTGGGGATCCCGCTGAACAAGGATTGCCCGGTGCGCCTGCTAGCGGGTGGAAATGGCCGGAACCACTGCTTTTTCTTCCAGGAGAAAAGCCCGTGCGGGGACTTCATCACCGTGGAGCTCATCAAAGCCTGGGATGACCGGGAATGGCACCTCACCCACCCGGAGCATCCCTTCGCCTATCTGAAAGTCGCCTTCGAGAATGCCGAGCGCCTCACCGACTACGTGAAAAAAGGAACGCCCATCGGGACGGTCACCCGCGGTCACAAGATCGGATTCCTCAGCCTCGGTGCGAGCGATGCCGCGCAAAAAATCTTTTTCAAGGAACTCAACAGCCACCGCTAACAGCCATGTCCGACAAGCCAGAACCCACCGTCAAGCTCACCCCCGATTTCAAGGCCGGTGAGACCATCAAGTGCAAGTCCACCGGGGAGGAATTCAAGATCCTCAAGATCCATGCAAAAGGCGCCCTGGAGTGCGAAGGCCGCGCCGGCCTGATGCCGAAGGAAGCCGCCGAGAAGATCCTTCCCTAACCGCCAACCCGGTGGGGACAGGAATGTCCCCACTCCCCCGATCCCCGAAATTCATGAAACCGATCCCATCCCGTGACGCTCTGCTGGAGCAAGCGTTTTCCGAAATCCCGCTGCAGATCGCGAGCTATCAGCTCCGCCCGCTTTCCGCGGGTTCCTTCACCCTGCTAGCCCGCCTGGGGAACCCGATGATTGGAGGAAAATCCAATCCCGCCGTCGCCCTCCCGGATCGAGCTGAGATGTTCGAATCGGTCATCCAATACATCTGGGTTCACTCCGCGGATCTCGATGCCGTGATGAAAATCACCGAGCCTCAGCAGATCCCCGAAGCGGAGCTTCAAAAGATCGGGTTCACCCTCAGCATCGGTCAAGCGATGGAGTTCCTCATGACTTTCGCTGACAGTGCGCTGCGCATGAGCGCCGGACTCACCGAAGTCGAGCCCGAGGAAAGCGATGAATTGGGAAAGCCCCCGGAGTCGCTCCCTGTTGGCTCGCCAGCCTCATTTACGCCTGCGGTGCCTGCGGAGACCCCGTCCGGGAGCGATACATCATCTGGCTCATGCCCATCGAGCGAGCTTTTTCCTACCTCCACGCCGCCAATGTCGCCAACGGAGCCCGCTGCCGATGGAGCGTGCCTCATCTTGCTTCCGGATCTGTCGGGGACAACGCCGCAGAGCTGACGTTCCGCGCGCTGCAAGCGCAGCATCTAACCATCAACGATCAACCCTCAACCATCAACTAAGTGGACGGTTTCACCATTCCCATTGGAGCGGATTTCTCCGTGATGCAAGCCGCCGTGGACCGGATCATCGAAGCGATGGACCGGATGGGGGACCGGATCACCGCCGCGATGCAGCAGTCCAGCGCCGCCACCAGCGAGGCCAGCGCCAAGCTTGCCCGCACGGTGGATATCGCGGGGAACATGGGAGACGCGTTTTCCGGTGCGCACGCCGCGATGAAGATCACCGCCAGCGCGTCGCGCACGCTCGCCGGGGTGAATCTCGCGCAATCCCTCAGCCAGTGGGTTGCCAATGCCGGGGGACTCCGCGCCGCGCTTGCCACGCTGCCGGGGAGGATGCTCGCCATCGCCCGCAATCCCACGTTCCAAAAAGTCGCCGCCGCCGCGCTCGTCGCCGTCACCGCGCTTTACACGGTTAGAACTGCGTTTCGCGCGGTCACGGGATCGATCCATTTGCTCGAATCCGCCGCCCTGAAAACCTTCCGCGGGATGGTCGCCGCCGCCCGCGCCGCGGGAAGCGCCATCAAGAGCGCGTTCAACGGGATTTCCTCGGGGATCGGAATGATGATGCCGGGAGGTCTCGCCATCGGGGGGATTCTATCCGCCGCCGGTGCCATCGGAGTCGCCGTGAACGCAATCGGTAAAGCCGCGGAAATGGAGACGCTGCAAACCGCGTTCGCCCCGCTGCTGGGTGGAGCGAAAGCCGCGAAGGAACGGATCGAGCAGCTCGCGAAATTCGCCGCCACCACGCCCTTCGAGCTGCCGCAGATCGCGCAAGCGTCGCGCACGCTGCAAACGCTAACAAAGGGAGCGCTCGCCACCGGGGAGGGCCTGCGCCTCGCCGGGGATGTCGCCTCCGGAACGCAGCAGCCGATCGAGGAACTCGCGATGTGGATCGGTCGCCTGTATGATGGTCTCCAAAGCGGTCGCCCGGTGGGTGAAGCGATGATGCGCCTCCAGGAGCTGGGATCGATGTCCGGAGACGTCCGCTCGCGGATCGAAGCGCTGCAGGAGGAAGGTGCGAAAGGACCCGCCGTGTGGGGGCTCGCTGCCGCCGCGCTCTCGCGCTTTTCCGGGAGCATGGAGCGCCAGTCGGTCACCTGGAAAGGTAAGCTCAGCAATCTATCCGATTCTGTTGGAATGCTGATGGCCAAATTCGGGGAGCCGATCATCGACGGTCTGAAGCCGTATCTCGATATCGTCATCGGGAAGGTGGAGAGCCTGAAAAATGCCGGGATCGCCGCGGGGAACGCCATCCGCACCGCGCTCGATACGGTGATGGCCTCCTTCCAAACGGGAACCTTCCTGCCGCTGCTGATGAACGGTCTGGAGCTCGCTTTCCTGAAAGGGGTGAACGTCTTCATCCACGGAATCCAGAGCGGGTTGAAAATCCTGTCCCTGGGTATCGGTGGGATCATGGGAGCACTCGGAGAGGGACTGGAGAAATCCGGACTTGCCGACGTATTCCACAATCTCGCCAACGCGCTCGGAGCCACCATCTCCGCCGCCATCATGAGCACCATCGGGAAAATCACCGGTTGGAAAGGCTGGGAGATCGATGCCGCGAACGAGCGCCAAAACGCCGCGGGTGCCATGTATATGGCCAAGGATGGGATGAAGAATCTCGATTTCCTCGGAGGTGCCGATGCGCTGGGTAAGAAACTGGAAGAGACCTTCGCCAAGATCAAAGCCGAGTGGACCGACCCCAAGCGCACGCCATTCGCCGATACCACCGAAGCCGAGCAAAGCGTCAACGAACTCGGTCGCCTGCTTTTCCTCCAGATCCAGAAAAACCGCGACGCTGCCGCCAAGCTCAACGAAGCGATGGACTCGAAGTTGAAGAACCCGTCCGCGGATAGCGGTGCCTGGGATGCGAAAGAAAAGCTCGGACGCGCCATCCAGCCCGCCGTCATGAGCCTGACCCGCATCGGTGGTGGAGGATTCGCCGCCACCGTCATGGGGACCCATCTCGCCGAAGCGCGCAAGCAAACGGGTTGGCTCAAGCAGATCCATCGCACGCTTGAGCAACCGGCCCGCCCCATTACCGCCCGCTACGCATGAACGCAACCTCGCTCTCGCCCGCGACCCACGAAAAGAAGATCAACCTCAAGAAAACGGAGGCGGTCGAGTGGGAACTGGAAATCGATTTTTCCGAAACCAAGGTCCCCGCGACGTTCACTTACACGGACGAGTATGACGGATGGCTTTCCCGCGCTCCGGTCGCTTACAGTGCACACCCGGAACTCGCGGGGATGAAGCTCCAAAAGATCAAGGGAAGTCGCCAGCCAGGTGGGATCATCAAGGTGACGCTTTCCTACGAGTGCACCGATCCGGAAGCCGTCTATCCGGGACGCGCGAAGGGAAAGATCAAGCGCTATCACATGGAGCCGGGTGGGGGAGAGGAGCCGCTCCTCACCAACAAGCTTTTCAAGGATCTGCCAGACGCCGAAAAGGAAGCTGGCTTGCAACTGGTTTCCAGCGCCATGAGCAGCGCCGATTTCACTACTGCGACCGCCGCACTCACTTCCGAAGCTGGAATCAAGCTGATCGAGAAGGTGCGCAAGGGTTACCAGGGATATCGAGCCTTCGGTGTCGTCTGGGTGGAGCGCTTCACCACCAAAACGCTCGCCGATGTCGAGCTGACGAAGATTTACAAGACCGTTAGCACCCCCCCCGGAGGCTGCCCCGAAGCCGGGAATGATTACGATTGGCTGCGACTGCCGCCGGGGGTGAACCCGCATGATGACGGGGAATCCTGGGATATCGAAAACCGCTGGGAGCTTTCCCTGTTTGGGAAGTGGGACCCTGACTTCTACCCCGCCGGAGGATGAAACTCACTCGCTTCATTCGCATCCCGGAAAAGGTCAAAGGGGGCTTGGAGATCAAGGCGGATCATCACAACCAGGTGGTGGATGCTCTTCAAAAGATCGTCCGCCGTATGGGAGAATTGGTCATCAACCCGAGCGCGGATATCGGAACCAAGCCAAATGGCGCAGGAGGAATTGTGCTTTGGGTGAAGCGCCCGAATCGTTCAACAGGTTCCTCCAATCACCGTTTCGCCTTCGGTGGCCTGTTCAAGGACGCGGAGGGAGTCTGGCGCGTGCGGATCGATCCGGGTTGCGTCATTTACAACGAGATCAAGCGCGAGGGGGTGTTTGACGATCAGGAGGACAAGCCCGCGGCCATTTTCCTGCGAGGCGTCTTTCCGACCATTGAAGTGGGTGGCGAGGATGTGCGGATCGATGACGAATCCCGTCCCGCGTTGGAGCTGGGAGAGCGCTTGAACGCCACGGTCTGGCTCGTCGTTTCCACCACTAAATGCTATTCCAGCCTGGATACCGAGCGGCTCGAAATTACTGACCGCGACGTGGAATCGGAGGACGCCGTGAATGGTGAAACCTGGGTAAAAATCGTCGACTTCGACGTGGAGGTCACCGGCGAGGGAGCCACGCAAACGAGGACGGCCACCGAGGTTTTTACTTTCCTCCACGACAACTGGGAGCAGCCCTACACCTGCGAGGATGCCGAGGATGACAGTTCGCTGGCATCGTTCGACTCTGAGTGGCCGTTCTCGTCGGACGAGTCCGACGCGAGTGGTGACTCCATGTCGGATTCGTCCGGGATCGGTGGAGGCTCGGATGGCAGCGGCTCCTCGGACGATGAGGGCGGGGACGGCGCGGATTGCCAGGTGCGCATGACCGGGGTGTGGACCAACCGCGCGGACTGCTTCCCGGTGGACACCTCGATCTTCGACGCCACCGCCTGCATGCCGAAAAAGTATCGGTTCCAGATCGACTGCCAGTTTTGGTTTCGGAACAACTTCGGCGGGATAAGGTGCCAGTCCATCGCCTACGGTGTGTCCACCGAGGGCGGACTGACGGTCAATGGTGCGAGCACCGACACCGCAACCGAATATCGCTGGCGCAACTCCGCCCGGGAAACCCTTGTCTTTGAGTTCGATGATCCACCCGTCTGCGAATTCCTAACACTCAACTGGCGGGTGAAAACCTTCGCTGCAGTGCTTGGATTCGGGGGAGTGACTCCGGAGGATCAAGGCTGCTGCGGACAAACTTTCGAAGGTGTCGCCAAGCTGCAATTCAGCACCGCCACCGACGGCACGGTGTCCATCCGGAAACTGCCCCCGGTCTGCGGGCCTTCGTGCCTTTGCTCGTCCTCACTGGGAAGCAGCGGGTCCAGCTCCGCGCCATGATCGCCGTCATTTACACCCACCTCCCGGATTACCTGATGGCAGGCACCTCCGCCCGGGTGCTGGCGGCTCAGGGAGTCAAAGTGTTCCTCGCGATCGAACGCGAGGCGCCGGCGTTTGCCTGCGAGTTCGCCACGGTGATCCGCACGAATTTCGAGCGGAGAGGAAATCTCAACGGCAGCGCCTTCATTGCGGGGCATCTGGATCTGCTGAGCTCGCTGACCGATGGGGATGACTACGTGCTCAAGGTCGACAGTGACACGCTCGTCACGGATGCCGCCCGGTTAGTCGCTGGACGGACGGAGCATGCCGTGGGGGTTTATGCGACCGGGATGGGCGGGATGCAGGGCTGCTGTTATGCCCTGCGCCGCGAGTCGCTGCCCGCCTTGTGCGAGGCCGCTGGAAATCTTCCCGCCGGCCGTTTTCTGATGGAGGATCGGGCTATTGGCGAACTCGCAGGCAGTCTGGGCCCGGTGCATCTGCCAGTGTGGCAACGCGATGCGAATCTCTACGGGCGGTGGAACCCTGCAGGCGGTGCGGATTGGCACTGCGGCCGACACGCCGTGGTCGCCTTCGAGGCCAAGCCCGATGCCGACCGGTGGGCAATCGCCCGGAACATGAAAACTTTCCTATGAGGCCGCTGTTTGTCATCGCCCCGCCCCGTTCCCGCGCCAGCCTGCTCAAGCGGCTGCTGGCCGATCATCCGCAAGCTCGCCTGGTGCCGACGCCGGCCGGCGGCGGGCACTTCGGCGACTCCATCAGCTATCAGTCGCGCAAGGGTTGGGTTGTCGCAGTTCCGCTGTGGAGCTGGCTGTTGGAGAACTGGCCGTCCGCCCAAATCATTTTCCTGATGCGCGACCAGGGCGCGATCGAGGCCCGCATGATGGCCAGCCAGTCCCGGTACCAGTGGATCCCGAAGTGGGGGAAATGCCTCGGATGCTGTGGCGGCCAGGTGAAAGCGATGCACGATTCGTTCGCCGAGTTCCACGAGCTCAATCCGACGCGCACCGTCATCATTCAATCCGATGACCTGTTAAATTTCGAAACGGCCGCCGCCGCACTTCCGGGATTGTCCCGCGAGACGTGGGAAAGGGAAATCGCGGTGATCACCAATGCCACCCGCGAGGCGCTGCCCGATACGGATCCCGCCGTCGATCCGTTCCACCCGCACGCCACGCTTGCCACGCTGGAAGCGCTGCCAGGACCCGACTCTCCACCAGCGCCAGCGGATCCCTTCGCGGATGATACGACCGTCGAGGACCTCGCCGAGCTGCCCGGGCCCACAGCGCCGGATTACGCAACCATGATGCCGTTGGAGACTCGCCGCATCATTCCGGAACGCCCGCGGCATCGCGCCGTGAAAGGCGCGGACACCGTTGTTTACACCCTTCGCTATGGCGCTGCCGACTGGCTCGACGAGTGTGTTCCGACACTGGAGACGTGGTGCGTCCGCCATGACTACGATCTTCAGGTGGTGGGGAAACCGGACGTCGAACTGCCCGACGAGAAATTCGCCACGGTCGCGATGATCCGCGAGTTTCTCGCAAGCGGGAAGCAATGGATGATTTTTGTGGACGCAGATGTGGCCATTCATCCAACCGCCCCCGGTTGGCCGCGGCTACCAGGCTTTGCCGCCGCACATGACAAGCCGATGAACATGCGGCACTGGGGAAAGTGGCTGAAAACTTTTTTCCCAACCGTGCCGGCCGATGGCTGGACCTATCGGAACTCGGGCATCTGGTCATTCGACCGTGACTCCGCCAAGCTGTTTTTGGAGCAGGTCGATCTAACTTCGGAGTGGCAACCGGGCGTCCGTGAACAGCATCAATTCAATTTGTGGGCGATCCTCGCGAGTCACCGCGGGATGCGCGTCCCGTTGCTGCCGGCGGAATGGAATCAGCTCGCAAAATACGAGAGCGACAAGCCCGCGTGGTTCTATCACCTCGCGGGAAAAACCGAACTCAAGACCCGCTACCTGAAACGGCTGCGGGACCGGCAATACCTGCCGAGAAAGCCGCGGGCGTTTGAAATCGTGCAGCCGCGGAGCGAGCGGGCGATCGTCTGGCCGTGGCTCGCCAGCGTCGCGGAGTGGGACGAACTGCGGTTCTCGCTGCGCAGTGTGGAGCGGTTTTTCGCCGACAAGGACTGCCCGCTCTACATTCTGGGAGACACGCCGCCGCCGTGGCTCGTGCCTGGCGGGCGCGTGGAATTCCTGCGGATGAACGGCTACTCCCGCCATCCTGCCGAGGGCATGTTCGAAGCACGGGTGACCGGCTATCAGATCGCTGAAAACGTGCTGTGGATGAATGACGACATCTTCCTGCTGCGTGACCAGGATTGGCCGGATTTCGAAGTGGCGCTGCATGAGGGTAACCAAACGGGAAACATCGTCGACATGCTGGGAGGCGGGTTGACCTATAAACGCTGGATGGGCGAGGCCTTCGCGGACCTCGTCAACCACGGTCTCAGCCGGGTGCGGAAGTTCGCCACGCACACGCCCGTTCTCTATCAAATCGACAAGGTGCGCGAGATCCTCGGGAGGTTTCACATCCATCACAAGGGGAGCTTCGCCAACCTCTATCACAACTGGCACCACACGCCGTGCCGCGGTGTCGGCCGCGACAAGGCCCGGGAGTTTCCCGCCGATCCCGCCGCCCGCTTCCTCTGCCATGGCAACTACCTGCCGAGCGTGGAAACCCGCGCCGAACTGGAGCGGCTGTTTCCGGATCCCGCTCCGTGGGAGGATCCCGCCCTGTCGCCGGCGTCATGCTCGCGGCTGCCGTCCGTCCGCCTCTGCGTGGCGACGTTTAACGAGGATGTTTCCTGGGTGGAAAAAACCGGGCTCGACGCCTGCATTTACGACGCCACCGGCCGCCGCCCTGGATTGATCCACGTGCGCAACGAAGGTCGCGAGGCCGGCCAATACCTCAAGCACATCATCCGCCATTACGGAGAGTTCCGTGACTACGAACTCTTCCTGCAGGGCAACCCGTTCGATCACGCTCCGGATGTTTTCGAGACCCTCGCCGCGCGCAGTTGGCAAGGTCAACGCGTTTCCCCGCTCGGGCCGCTGATGGGAGTGCATCCTCAGGTGCACGCCGCCAGCGCCGCCAAGCTTGCCAAGGACCTCGGATTGCAGGACGTCAAGGAAACCGGCTGGACCTACGGAGCCATGTTCGCCGCCTCCCGCGAGGCGCTCATGTCCCGCCCGCGAGAGTGGTGGGAAGCACTGCTGCAGCGCGTGCTCGATGATGGCAACGGCCCGTGGGCGATCGAGCGTCTGTGGCTCTCCATTCTCAGCCCGCCGCTTTTGACATCGCCGGTCCCGCATGTGGATTGACATCGACCTGGACCAGAGCGACCTGATCATTTCCGGCCCCGGTGTCAGGGATGAAGCCCGCCTCTTCCGGTTCAAGCGCGATACCGATGGCGAGCTCGCCGTTCGATTCTGGCGCTCCGGTGTCCAGGTGGAGCTCGCGGAGGACGCGGTGGGATATTTCGGGATCAAACCCGCGGGTGAGTTCGATGGGGACTTGCTGGTATACGCCGACGAATGGACCAAGACCGGGACCGCCGACGAGACGGTTTACACCTTCACTCCCGAGTTCAACGGAGTCGCCCTGAAAAACCTGCTAGGCCTGGGTGATGGCGATGTCGAGAACGACATCGCCAGCATCATGGCGATGCTCGAAATCAAGTGGGTGGCCGATGGGAAGAAGCACCGCACCCAGACGGTGGACACAGAGATTTTTCCCGAAGTGCTGCAGGATCTGGACGGCCTGCCACTCGCATTCCCCAACTTGTGGGACGCGCCGCTGCAGCTGACGACGCCGCCGCAGAATGGAGACGAAACATCGCTCGCGTTCTCCGGTCTCACCGGAGCCGGTTTCACCTCGCCTTGGGTGCGGGACCTCGAAGTGAACGGTAAATGGTCGTGGTTTTCCACCGCGGATCCCCACGGAGTTCAGTGGACGGGGACGCGCTGGGAGGTCATCGACGCCGCGGACGTGATCTGTTATTCCGATGACGATACCGATCACCCGCCGGCCGATCCAGCCCGCTGGACGGTGGTCGCCGAGGGAGTGACTGCGCCCACATTCGCCTTCGGAGGCACAGCTGCCACCGCTCTCGATCAAGCCGCCCACGTCACCGCCACTGTGGGAGGCGTCGAGTTCAAGGACCGCTGGTGGTGTTCGCGGGTGCACCCCGTGGAGTGGCAACCGCCCGGGAACATCTTCCGCGATACCGTGACCGGGACGCTTTACCGCCAGTTTTTCGCCTCCGGAGCGCCTGACTACGCCGTCGCATACTAACGAAACCTCTATGAAACTGTTACTATCCATCCTCGCTCTAACCGGCATCGCCGCCGCGCAACCCACGTCCGTTTTCAAACCAGTCCCTGAGACCCGCACGGTCAACGGCCACGCACTTTCCGGAAACGTCACCGTCAGTAAATCCGATGTCGGACTAGGTAACGTGGACAACACGAGTGATGCAGCGAAAGTGGCATCGGGACCGATTGCCGATGCGTTAGCCACAAAAGCCGGCTGGGCGAGCGTCAACACCTATAGCAGCTCGCAGATTTACAATTCGGATGTCACGTTCAACAACTGGTCAATCTATGGTTCGGGTGCGCTCTTCTCATACGCCCCCGCAGCCGCTACAAGCCACCGTGCCGCACTCGCCCTAACTCCGGGAACAAACGTGCAAGCCT